TGCTGCTCCATTTCCTTCCGCCCATTGTCTTATCTTCTCTCCCCCCACTCTAAATATAAATAATCGAAGAAATGAAGCCAAAGACGAAATTAAAAAAATACTATGAACATTCCACTTTATATTTATCTGGCATTGTGGTTTATTTCTTTATTGCTCGCCGCAAACTTACATGGAAAACCACAGAAAAATTATAATTTTTGGTCTAGCTTTATCACCTCAATAATTATCACCTTAATTATTTGGGCGGTAGCTATCGGTCATTTTTAAACCTATGAAAGAACTAGAAAAAATTGAATCAAAATATAACAATATGGCACATTATAGCTTATATGATGCTTTAGAAGATGCCTACGAAGCTGGCCGTAAGGCCGAGAGGGAGAAGATAATTAAATTTATCGCAGAAATAAAAGGTGCAGACTGGGTGCTTTCCCAACTAACTCCCGCCGCCAAAATAGCGGAGGAATAAGTATGATCGAAACCTACTACAAAGAAAACCACGAGGCGAACTTCAAAGACCAATGCGTGTCGTGCGGTAAGAGCATACCTCCGACTTGGGAACATTATAAACTTCACGGTAATTTTTGCGAAATGTGTTGCAACGGCGCAAAACAAAAGGCCGATGATAAGCGGCACGAACATCAAGAGGCTATGGAGTTGGAACGGGAAAGAAAACGTCGCCTATGGCTGATTGAACAGCAGGAAGCGACCCATATTTCACGGGAAGATCGGGCAAGGATTAGTGGCCGCTAATAAAAACACGAGGCCGCCGAAGATTAAGATAGCAATAAATTCATAGTCCATTACGACAATATAGCAGATCGGGGCGTTGATTGGAATGGCGGGGTCGAACGCCATTCTAACCAGCGCCCCGACCTATGGACAGCCGGAAGATAGTGTAATTCTTGTCGGCGTAGGGTGTTATCCGAGCCAAATCGCTCTCGGATAGCACATTACAAGGAGGTGTTTGATGTGCGTGTACCGTATTGTCGAGCAAACAAGATGAGAATTGAGCCGTGGCGGGTCGAGTGCGGCTGTTCTACTTGCCCGCATTTCGTATGGGTGTGTGAACACAATCCTGAAAAGGAGTTTGACGGGAGGGGGTTGGCGTGAGGCATACAAAACAGCGTGATCTTGACGGGAAGAAGCTCAAAAAGAGGCATAGACGAGTTGAAACAGGGTACACCAGCCGTGAAGCGTGGGAGCTGTTAAAGCGATTGTACGACTACACTTGCCCGTGTTGTGGCAAGCGTGAGCCGGATATCAAATTGACCAAGGACCACATTGTGCCGGTTTGTATGGGTGGGACTTCATTTATTGAAAATTTGCAAGTCCTTTGTGAAAGATGCAATGCCGAAAAGGGGACGCAAGTTATATATTATCCACCCGCAATTTATGCGAATGGGGCGAAAAAAATATTTGCATAATATTTTGATTAACCCCGTATTTTTACCTTAAGATAATATTGTTTTTACCAATAATTATTGTATAATAAAGTTATCCTTGGCGGGAAAATAGTTAGTTCGTGATATACTAATTTTGCCCCGCTATCCCGCCAAGGAAAGCGGGGTTTTGATTATATGCCATATAGAACAGTGAAAAGGATTATTGGTAATTGTTTACAATGCGGCAAAGAAACAAGAGAAACGGAAAAACGAATTGCGCTTGGTAGGGGGAAATTTTGTTCGGTAAGTTGCTCGATGAAATATTATGCCGGTAAACATATCACGGGGTTCAAGTTGGGGAATCAAGTTGGTATTAAAAATTTGCGCTCTCCTGAAGGAGGCGCAAAGAGTCCTAATTATAAAGGAGAAAATGTCAAATATTCTGGATTACATAATTGGGTTAGGCAACAATTGGGAAGACCATCAAAATGTGAAATTTGCGGAACGACAACTGCTAAAAAATTTGAATGGGCGAATATAGATCATAAATATAGACGTAATTTGGCCGACTGGAAAAGAATGTGCAGGGGTTGCCATAGAAAATACGACAACAAAATGAATGTTGCCAGAACAAAATTTTAATTACCCGCCACCGTTCGTTATGGGAGCGAAAGCTCGTGCTTAGCTCCTCCGTTTTTCACGGTTGCCAGACTTTCTTCGACTTTGGCTGGCAATCGCGAAAAGCGGAAGCAACCCAAGATAATTTCCGAGGCACTTATTAGTGGTCTAATAGTCGGTTAAAATTTGAGGGTTGCTTCGCTTTAAGCGGAAAACGGGGACGGATACTGTCGTTTTTCTACTTGGAGGTATTTTAATGGCAGTCCGGCTTAGAAACCGTCTTGGCGATTAACCCAACTGGACGGGAACGGCAAACTCTTTTGTCGGGACGCTGACCGTAGCGGCCATAGCCGGTTCAAATCCGGCAATCGCCACAAATAATTACTCCACGCCAAAAGCGGGAGATAAACAATGAATTTTTCACAAGCGTTGTCGTTGTTAAAGGATGGTATTAGTGTTTCCCGGCAGGGTTGGCACGGAAAGAAGATGTTTTTGACCTTGCAACGCCCCGGACGCTTACAGCAAGATGACCGAGCCATATATTTATATCACCGTGCCGCCGCAGGAAGAAGGTAACGAAAACGAAGAAATACCTACAAAGCGTTGTCCGTGGCTGGCCGCGCAAAGCGACCTACTGGCAACTGACTGGAAAGTGGTTTAACAAAAAACAATGAACTGGCTACAAAAATTGTTATTTGGCAGGTATATCGACAAGCATATTGTTATTTTCCAATCGCAAACTGCAATAAATGATGGCGAGAGAGGGTGTATAAAAAATTGGGACAAAACTCGTGATAATATTGCCAGGGCGATGATGACGGAAATGATCAAAGGGTGTGCTTGAATGTTCCGAGAGCCGGGATTTATCAATGGGGCAAACATTATTAAAGGTCAAACTTATCACTTGGGCTAAAAACCCAAAAAATAAAATGCCTAAATTATTCGAGAGCGCAACAAAGATCGTGTTGTTATTATTCACGCTGGCGGCAGTTGTCGGGCTGTTTGTCGGCGTGGTTGATCTTGATACGTTCAAGACCGGCTTGCTTATGGTGTTGTCGTTTTACTTTGGCAACAAGCAACAGAACGCTACCCCCGCCGTATGAAAAGACTGTTGAAATATATGTTTCGCTGGCAATTATCGACATTGACGCTTGCCCCGGTAATGGCGATTATGGCCGGTTGCAACCCGTGGCTGGTTGCTTTCGTGGGTAATATCGTTGGCAGTCTGATATTTTACAAGGTCGATAAGCATATCTTCAAAAACCAATGACCAAACAGCAACAATTTATCGTGTTTTCAAAGCGTATGCATGATAAAGCCCACGCGATCACGTGCGTAAAGAACAGCGATTACAGCCCCGGCGCAAACCCGTTCAGTAACTTTGAGAAGCTCAAAGGACGTTTCGGGGCAGACTTCCCCGTGAAGCTATTGGTAAGCCGGTTACAAGAGAAATGCGACCGGGTGATAACCTATGCCGTGCGGGGCAAGAACCGTAAGAACACCGAACCCATTGAGAATGACTTTTTGGATATTGCCAACTACGCCATTCTTACGTTGGGCTATCTAACCTTAAACCAAAATGGAAACCGCAAAGCCAAAAGAACCCGGAATAGTCAAAACAAAAGACGGTGAGTTCTACTTCGCGCAGGGTAATTGCAAGGTGTGTGGCAAGGGGTACTTCTATCTTCAAGAAAAAACCGGCCACCTTTACGAATTGTGCAAAAACCATTTCAAAAAGGAGCGGTATTGGGAACTTCACGTAAAAAACACAATGAGCAAGCAAGCACAACAGGAAGCCGTTGACCTTTTGGGCGGCGACGAGGAGGTTGAAGCGATCACGTCCGAACTTCGCGCCGTCAAGGAAGAAAAAATGCGCCGTATGGAGCGGGAAGCGTATCGTTTCTACGAACCGAACGGCAAATGCGAGGAATTTATCAACGCCGTGGGCGGAGGCCAGAACTTCATTACCCTGTTTTCGGCGGCCAATGGCGTTGGTAAGACCCAGGCGGGTGCGAACGTGGTCGCCAATATCCTTTTTCCGGGCAAGAACGATTGGTTCAAGCACGACCTATTCAAGAATTGGCCATTTCCAAAGCGCGGGCGTATTGTGAGCGACCCGGGCAACATTCCTAATATCGTCAAATCGTTGGAAGCGTGGCTACCCAAAGGCAAGTACACCGCCACCAAAGGGCGGAAAGAGTATTTGAGCCAATGGGAAGCGGGCGACTGGCATTTTGACATAATGAGCTATGAGCAAGACCCCAAAGATTTTGAAGCCGAAACGCTCGGGTGGGTGTGGTTCGATGAGCCGCCGACGTACGCAATCTTCCTTGCCAGCGTTGCCCGCTTGCGTATGGGCGGGACAATGTTCATTACGGCGACAATGCTCAAAGGGAGCGGTTGGTTGTACGACAAGCTGGTAGCGGGCGAAATGGACGTTGAAGGTATCAATGGCGAGAAGATCAAGCGCAAGATTGCCTACATTACCGCCGGTGTTGAGGACGCTTGCCTACAACACGGCGTCCGCGGCCACCTTGAACACGACATTATCCAACAGATGATCGCCGAGTACCCCGAGGACGAGCGGGAAGCCCGTGTGTTCGGGCGTTTCCAACATCTTGCCGGACTGGTGTTCAAGACGTTCAACAAGGACATTCACGTTATCAAGCCGTTTCAAATTGACCGGCGGGATTTTGTGGTGCTGGAAGCGTTAGACCCACACCCTCGCAACCCGGACGCCGTTATGTGGCTGGCTGTGGACGCCAAAGGGCGCAAGATCGTGTGTGATGAGCTTTATATCAAACCAAGCAACGGGAGCGAGGAATTATCGCAACTTATCAAAGAGAAAGCCGAGAAATATCGCATTGATACCCGGATTGCCGACCCGTCCGGCTGGAATAAAGACCAGCATAAGGACGATGCCCGGGGTGTGTGCGAACGGTTGAGCGATTACGGATTGGATTATATACCCGCCACCAAGAACCGTGAGGCCGCCGACAAGCGGATTGGCGACGCCTTGTCGTTTGTCCGGCTGGCGAATGGCGAATACGTGAAAGCTCCCGAGCTTTATATCTTTGAAACGTGCCGCCGCACGATTTGGGAAATGCAACACTATCGTTGGGACGAGTGGACGGGCAAGACCGCCGATAATAAGGACGCAAAGGAAGCCCCCGTGGATAAAGATGACCATATGATCGAGAACTTGGGGCGGTTGCTGTTACGCGAGCCGTACTGGACGCCGATACAGGCCAACACGTTTATCGCTGAAAGCCCGCTGGCTAATGATGACCCGTATGCTTAAACTTATGGATTACAATACTGGAACAATTTTAATGACGATCTTGAAAATGGTTTTTGTCGGTTGGCTTATGGTAACGTTTTCGCCGTGGTGGATTTTGCTAATCTTCTGTCTTTAATGGTGAAAATTGAACTGTCCGACCAAGAAGCGGAACATTTCAAAACCTTTATGCAGTACCGAGAGTTTTTTGAGGCGCTGATAAAGGGGCAAACCTACGGAATAAAAAACGGGCAGGCCATTTTGAACTTTGACGCAATCGGACGGTTATCTTCCATTGAACGACACGACTGTTTATGGCACAAATAAACTGGTAGGAAAGTGAAAAATGTGCTATAATGTAATTGTAAGTTTTTCGACCCGTCTTTACGCAGGCGTGAAATAACGCCAATCTCCGTAAAAGGGCGACAAGTATCACTTGGGGTAACACCCGAGGCGACTTGTCGCCCTTTTTTGTTTTATGAAAATCGCCACTTTTGACAAAGTACCGTTCAACGGGACAGAGATTTGGACACGCCGCTTGGGTGATACCAGCTTTGAATGGCTGTTTGCCCGAGGCAACAGCATTTACACCGATCTTGTCGAGGTTGCGCCTCGGGAAGAACAACGCCAACAGGCGTTATTGGGTAAAGGCGACTTCTATTCCGACAAGGAAATTATTGATATTCGAAAGGTTTTGATTGACCGGGCGCAATCGGTAATCCGCTTGATGGAAGCAAAAGAATTTAAAGAAAAACAAGCAACAGCAAAACGGGAACATCGTAATTTTGTACGTAAAAAAATCGCCGGTAAATAAATGGCAAAAAAACAAACCGAGGAATTGCCGACCGAACTTGAAAAAGACTTAGCCAAATACGAGAAGTCTGATTTTTCGTCTTTGGTGAAGCAAATCGACACCGAATACCAGATCGCTTGGCGCTTTATGAAGCCCAAGTTTGACGAGTGGGCGTTGAGAATGAAGCTCTACAACAACCAAAAGCGCGACAAGGAAGCAATTGGCGACCCGCATATGTTCACGATACACCAGACCGTACTGGCCTCGCTGTATATGGACAAACTCAATGTTTCGTTTTTGGGGCGGGAGGACGGCGATAACGACTTTGCTGATAACTTAAACGCTCTTGCTCAATACGATTATGACGATATGGGCAAAGACATTTCTGATTACGAGTGGGATTGGGACGCCTCTTTCTTTGGTAGGGGATTGGAGATATTTATGGACTTTGACCGGGATACGCTGACCCCTATACCCGAGGTGATTGATATGGCGACGTGGTTGCGCGACCCGAGAGCCAAGAGCGTGAATGGCGACCGCCGGGGACGTGGGCGTATGGGCTTTGGCGGGCGCGATATTCGCCTGACCAAGCAACAGATGAAAGACGCCAAGATTTACTTCGACTTCCGTTATTTGCGGAGCGATAGCACGGACATCAACTCAATGCTCGACCGCTATTCGGAATTGAGAGCCGAGGCGCAAGGAATGGGCGAGAGCCGTGATCTACAAGCGATGAGCGGCGACAACGCCGACTTCCGGGTGCTGGAATGGTTCACGTCTTGGAAAGGCAAGCTGGTGCTGGTGGCGCTGGCGAACAACCGCAAGCAGGTTATCCGCTACACGGAACTCGACACGAAATACTGGCCGATACTCGACCGCTCGATCTATCCAATGGCGCACGATTGGGACGGCGTGAGCATACCTGACCTGACCGAGGACAAACAGCGGGCGAGGTCGGCGTTGCAGAACTTGGGATTGAAAGGCGTCAAAGCCAATTTGAACCCAATGTATGTGTACGACACTAACAAGATCAAAAACAAGGCTGACTTAAATTTTGGCTTCAACAAATTTATTGGTGTCAACGGCAACCCGCAACTGGCCGCTGTGCCTTTGCAGAAAGACGTGGTGAAAGCCGAAGCCAGCTGGATATTGGACGTGCTTGATACCGCTTCACAACGGGCGACCGCTACCCCGGATATGCAACAGGGAATGATGAGCGAGGACAAGCGCACGGCAACTGAAATGGGAGCAATACAACAGAATGTTGGTATACGTTATTCATTGTCGGCGCGGGTGTTCGGGTGGAGTGAAAAACGCTTTTGGCAACAATGGTATCGCCTTTATGACAATTACTTTGACGAAAAAATAGATGAAAAGGTTATCCGTATCGCCGGACAAATGAGTTCATCGACCCGGACTTTGAAGCGTAAAGACTTCATAAGCGGCGGGGCTGACCCCGACATAATCATTGAAAGTAAATCGGTTGCGGACGCTCAAAAGATACAACAGCTCAATGCCTACCGGCTGTTTGTGAAAGACGCCCAAACACTCGACCCAACATTAAACCTCCGTCTGGCGGTGCGCGAGTTGGGGCGGTTATCGGCAGTTCCGCAAGCGTTATTGAACCAGATGTTGCCGCCGACCGTGGACGAGATGATTGCCGAGCAAGAAAACGCCGGGCTGGACAAAGACCAGCGACAGGACGTTAGCGCCAGCGACGATGACCAAACTCATTTGATTATTCACAACAAAGCCAAAGATACGCCCTATAAGATTGCCCACATTGAGGCGCATAAGCGGGCGATGTTGTTGAAAAAGTTGCGTCCCGATCTGTTCCCACAAACAGCCGCTCCGCTAATCCAAGGAACGCAAATGAAGCCGGGACAGGGGCAGTCGACAACAGGGGCAAGCGTAAATCCGATGATGCAATCCAATGGCTAAAAAAAGACCTAAAAACGAGCAACGGCGCAGAGTGATAATGGTTGCCCAAACTCAAAACACTCCCGGCGAAATTACCCAACAGCAGGTTGCTGACGCTCTTATGGCGTTACAGGTTTCGCCGGGGTGGAAAATCATCGCCGAAAATATCAAGGCCAATATCGCCGTGCTTGACCAGCAGATATTGGACAAGCGTACGGTTGACGGCGAACCGCTGGACGACTTGGAGTGCGACAGGTTGCGCGACAAGCGAGGTTACTTGAAAGAGATTGGCGACACGCCGCAGTCAATCCTTGACCGCATTAGGCAAGACAATAACGAACCCGGGGACGCGACCCGTATCCGAAAACGGCGCAAGAACTTATCGAAATGAGAAGCGCGAAAGCATAGCGCTTTTGCTCTATCGCTCACAGGGGGCTTTGGCGATTTCCTGCTTGTGGGGCGATAGAGCAAAGCCGCTATGCGGCCTTCCCTCCCGCAAGGAGGTGATTATTACCAGCCGCTTTTAAGGTTATTCGGCAGTTTCCTTAAAGCGAGGGGAAAAACAATGCCAGAAGATCAAAACGATCTACCCGCTGACGACCAGAACCCGCAAGGTTCGGACGGAGGCGTGAACGGCGCTGGTGGTGCGCCTGATACCACCCCGAAAGATGGGAATACTCAACCCGCTAACGGTGAACCCAAACCCGAGCCGGACGACAACGATGAACCGCCCGTAAAGGAACGCAAAACGGCTAAAGACTTCATTATTGAACGCCAAAAGGCCAAGATTGCCAAACTCCAAGCCCAAAAGGGCAAGGACGATGACGACCAACCCGAAGACGATAACGATGATGACGACGATGACGTTTTGCCGGAAGACCGCAAGGCAATCTTAAAAACGGTTGCCCCGGTACTTCAACCGTTCATTGAAAAGTCCCTACAAGCCGAGGACGAAGCGGAGTTGCAAAACTTTTTGAAGGACAACCCCGAGTTCGCCCCGTACGCCGCCAAAGCCCGCCGTTTTATGCAACACCCAAGCCGACGCCAGCTTCCGATTGACACAATCTTTATGGAAGTTGTCGGGCGCGATGGGCTGATGAAAATGGGGGCGCAACGCTTGAAAGAAGCCAACGACAAGGCCAAAAACGGCCAGACCGGGGGCGGCTCAATCGGTGGAGAAGGTGGCGTTAAATCTTGGAGGAACGCAACCCACGATGAATTGGAAGCCGAAAAAGAGCGGGTGCGACAAGCACACCGCCGATAAAGCAACGAGCTTCCAAGAGTGGGTAATAATTAACCCTTCAACAAAACAATGCCTACAACTGGAAGAACCCAAATCTCGGCAGAAAATACCGAGTTTTACGACAAGAATTTGCTCGACCGTGCGTTACCTCTGTTGCTCCATACCAAATGGGCGCAGGTGCGCGACATTCCGAGGAACGGCGGGACGAACGTAATTAAGTTTCGTCGGTACACCAACCTGACCGCCGCTACCACGGCCTTATCCGCTGGTATCACTCCGGTTGGCAGTTCTTTGGCCGTAACTGACATTACGGCTACCGTCGCTCAATATGGTGATTTTATTACCATTGACGACCAGCTCGACTACGAAAGCAAAGACCCCGTGCTGATTGAGGCCGGTGAGTTATTGGGCGATCAATATGCCGATACGATTGACCAACTGACCCGTGATATTTTGGCCGCTTGCACGAGCGTTACCTATTCGGGTTCAAGCAATACCCAGAATAGCGAAGTTGCCGCCGGTGATGTTATTACCGACGCCAATATCCAAGCCGCGGTGCTGATCTTGAAGCTGAACAACGCCAAAAAGATCACTCGTATGCTTGACGCCTCTACCGGCGTGGGAACTGTTCCCGTGGAAGCGTGCTACATCGGTATAGTCCACCCGACCGTTTCCGCTGGTTTTACCAATGCAACAAATTTCCCGGCGTGGACGCCCGTTGAGAAGTATTCCAACAAATCGGACGTTATGCCTGGCGAAATCGGGAAAATGCGTGAGGTGAGGTTTATCGAAACCACCAACGCCAAGATTTTTGCGAACGCTGGTACAGGTTCGATTAACCTGTATTGCACGATTATTCTTGGTGCGAACGCTTACGGTATTACCCGCATTTCCGGCGAGGCGGTGAAAAACATCATCAAACCTCTTGGCTCTGCTGGTACTGCCGACCCGTTGAACCAACGTGCGACTTCCGGCTGGAAAGCCACGTTCGTTGCGAAGATTTTGAACAATGCGTTTATGACACGCATTGTGTCGGCGGGAGTGTAATTTTCTTCCGCTAAGGAAATCGCCCGCCAAAGCCAATAAGGAAAACATAATCAAAACCTATGGAAAAGAAACAGATTGCAGATAATGCCGCGACTATTCTTACTAAGCAAACAAAAATGACCGAAGAAAAATTGGCAAAAGAGCCGAAAGTATCTTTTATCATTCCGTTGGCTGACGGGGAAAAGCCCGGTGCTTCCGAGATCGTGAATATCAATGGCTACCAGCTCAACATTAAAAAAGGTGAGATGGTGGAAATTCCTAAGTCTGTTGCCAGTATCCTTGCCGACCATTATCGGATAACGATGAACGCCGGTGCGGATAAGCGGATTGACCGCCACGAGGTAAAAGACGGGATTGATATTCAAACCGCTCTCGGATAAGCAGGAAACGCCAAAGTAAAGAAATAAAAACAAAACAATGGCTAAAACCCTTTCTACCTCTTTTACTCTATCTGACGCCGCAATGAGGTCGGCGTTGGGCGAAATTCAAGCCAGCTTGGTTGACCGTGTTTTGACCAGCGCGGGCTTGGCGATTGGTACTTCTTCGAAGGCCAAAGTCAAGATTGTGAACGATACGTATTGCTATGTTGACGGTGTGATTGTGAAAGTTGCCGCCGCGACCGAAGTTGCATTATCGGGGACTGTTACCGCTGACAAATTCAATGTGTATGTGCTAACCGTCAATTCAAGCGGTACTGTTACCGCTACTATGGGAACGGAAGGTGCTGACCTGGCGCATATCGTAATGCCCGCTGTCCCGACTGACCAAGCGATGATCGGTTTCGTAATTATCAATCCTACCGGCACGGGTAACTTTGTGGGTGGCACAACCGAACTCGACGACGCTACTGTTGTCCCGAACGCGGTTTACGTGAACGCCAACATGGGCTTCAACCCGAACGTGCTTGCGATGTAGTTTTCTAACGTGGAAATCGCCTTTCCACTTCTATGACACCTACGCAACTGGCCGCTTTAATTAGGTATTACACGGGAACAAACAGCACGAACTTTGCCGATGCTGATATGCTTCCTTTGGTTAATATCGTCAAAGACGAAATCGCAAATAACGTTGTCAATGTTCACGAGGACTATTTTGACCGTGAATTTACCACAAGTCTTGTCGCCAGCCAGCGCCAATACAGTTTGCCCGATGAAATTTTGAACAATATCAAATATATCGAGGCTAAATTGGACGGAACAACTTGGGAACGATTAGGCGAATTTGACCTTAATACCTACCAAAAGGCGACCGATGAAACGACCATATTATCGGAGTTTGCCGACAAAGACCCAATGGTTGATATTGATGGCACGTCAATTTTCATTTATTCGGACGCGGCAATTACCGATGTTGCCAGCGGGTTGAAAGTCCGGGCGACAGTATATCCTGCCGACCTTTCGAGTTTGTCGGGAAGCACGGATATGTCAACCGACCCATCAACAACGACCTATGGTTTTCCCAAGCAGTTTCACGAATTGCTGGCGCGGAGGGTGTCGATAATGTGGAAGTCAAGCCGTCCCAAGCCGGTTGCGTTATCGGACTTGGAGAAATTGTATTATGCCGATCTTGCCACGAAAATTGAGGCGTTAAAGGGGCGCAATCTCGATCATTCGACCGAGGCCAGCACACCTTATGACGACGGGCAGGATTATTAAACTTATGGAATATATCTTGCGTGTCGAAAATACCCAACCCGAACAGCGCAATTACTTGGAGGACGGCAAAGATGTTGTCGAGCGACAGATTGCCGTTACTTTTGCTATTTACGCCAAGAGTGGGGATATTGTCGCCGCTGAACCGACAACTAAGCGGACAATCGGTTTCTTGCCGGACGCTACTTCCGATGAGATCAAAGCCGAACTTGCCAAACACCTTGAAACATTCAAGAGCGATATGGCCGCGGTAACTCGTAGCAAAAAGGCCGAAGAAGCTAACGCCAACGCCATCAAGGTTGCCAAAGAACTTGACGGCTTGGAAATCTAACCATGACCAAAGAACAAAAAACAAAAAAGGAGCTGGGAATCCAGTCGAAGCTGTACGAAAACGTGTCGTACAAGTTGACCGACAAATACGGCAATACCAAAAAGCTGTTTCAAATGAACGGTTTTGGACAGGCCGTCATGCGCGTTATCCGGGCGCACGTCCCGAATCCGATTGACCAAGACGGAAAAGTAAAACCCGGATTCTTGAACCACCTGTCGGCTTACGGCGTGCGCATGCCGCTGGTGTGCGGTTTTTGGACTGACGAAATCAAAGTCGCCAACCTCATGACCAACGCCGGACTTGCCGGGATAGCGGCGCGTATCGGCGGTGCCGCGGCTGATAGCGTCTTCGACGTTATTGCCGTAGGAACCGGGACGACCGCGGCGGCGGCGACCGATACCACCTTGGAAGCTGAAATCACGGACAGCGGGCTTGCCAAAGCCGCCGGAACCGTGAGCCGGGTTACGACCACCGTAACCAATGACACCGCACAATCGACCTATACCTTTTCCGTTACCGGGACAAAAGCTGTTACGGAAAGCGGATTGTTGAACGCGACCCCGACGTTACTTTGCCGTCAAACTTTCTCGGCGATCAATGTCGTTTCCGGCGACACTTTACAGATTACTTGGAAAGTGAAAGCGGCCTAAATTTGTTTTTTACCTTGCCCCAAGTTGGCGCGGGGCAGGAATAAGCAACAAATTTATGGCGAAAATAGATCACGCTAATTTGAACGAAAAAATAAAAAGCTCCAACTCTGGGTTTCCGATGACGGAAAGAATTGCTGGAGTGTAATTAATTTTAACACTATGGGAACAATAAAATATTGCGACTACACTTCCGGCGACGATTCCACCGGCGACGGGTCGTATTCTTCCCCGTATAAAACAATCACCAAAGCTTCTACTGGCCTAACCGGCGGCGATGAGGTTCGTTGTGCCAAAAGCCCGGACGATACAGCATTGACGGGGACAATCGCGTTTACTCAAGGTAGTACGTCAATTGTGGGAACAAGCACTCTTTTTACCAGCGAATTGGCGATTGGCGATTTTGTTAAAGGTGGGGACGGGGAATATTACGAAGTCATTACTATCGCGAGCGATACTTCGGCCACGCTTTACAAAAAATATCCAAGTACGACGGCTTCGTCGGTTTCTTCTTACAAGATGGGATATACCAGTACCGGGGCGGCGGCGTCGAGTACATCGGCGGTACAAACTGTTTCCGCTTCTGGAAGTTCGGCGGCTTCAATGTTGACGATTTCCGGCGGGTGGGATTTATCAACGCAGACTCAACGGG